CATCGACCAGCAGATGGTTGCTGACGGCTATCAGCCCGACGACCCTGACTACTTCGACGAACTGGACAAGCGTCTCAAGTCTGAGTTCCCGACCAAGCTGGGTGGCCGCACTACCGCTCGCCCCGCTTCTAGCAACCCCACCATCCAGAACCGGGCGACGCCCGCTGCTACTCCCGGCAAGGTCCGCGTCACCATTACCCAGTCGGATCGCGAGATGGCCAACCACCTTGGCATCAGCGTTGAAGACTATGCGCGCGAAAAGGCCCGTGCCGAACGTGCTGCCCAGACTACCAGCCAATATACGGAGATTGTGTAATGCCCCGCAAGAGCATGGCTTCCGACAACTCGCTCGATGAGCCTCTTGAAAATTCCCTTGACATGGAGTATAATCCTCCAAATGCGCTAGAAATCCCTCCCATGCCCGATGTGGACCAGTACGCTTACCGATGGGTCCGGTTTCGAAATGGGGATCAGGACGATTTCAACAACATTTCTCAGCGCATGCGAGAAGGGTGGGCATTCGTGCCGCTGGAAGAAGTTCCCGCCGGTTACGTTTTCCCCGGTCTCGAAAGCAAGATTTCTGCACTGGCAGGCGCCGCTATCAATGGCGACCTTGTTCTGGCGAAGTTGCCGCGACGTAAGGCGGAAGCCATCCAAAAGTGGGCCGAAGACCGGGCCATTCAAGCGGAGCAGGCTTTCGATATGAAGACGGTGAGCTACGAAGACAGCACGGGCCGAGCGCAGCGTTTTGCCAATGAAGGTTCCAAACGCTTTTCCCGAGGGCGACGTCCCTCATTCGGATAACATACAAAGGAGGATAAGGTGCCCGCTTCTTTCGCACCCTTCGGACTCCGCGCCGTGGCTGCCCTTGGCACGCATGGCAACGAAGTCCGCGCTTATCCGCTTCCCAACGGCTCGGCCTGCCCTGACCTCGGTAAGGGTTCTCCGGTCAAGCTGTCGGGTGGCGTGATTACTTCGGCTGGCGCCAGCGGTGACGGCCCCCTGCTGGGCGTTGCTGCCGGCTTTGCGTGGGTCGATCCGACCACGAAGCAGCCGCAGCTTCGCAATTCGATCCCGGCGGATACGTCTTCGGCTGGCCTGTACGACGGTTCCGACCGCCCGACGGCCTACGTCGTGGACAACCCGTTTGCGACGTTCCTGATCCAGGCGAATGCCTCGGTGACGGCGGGCGATCTGGGTCTTAACTTCAACGTGACTGCCGCTGGCGGTGATGTGGACTCCGTGTACGGTGTCTCGCGTTACGCGCTTCAGGCGTCTACCCGCACCTCCGCCATCAATACGGCGGTGAAGCTTGTGGGTCTGGCCAACATTCCCGACAATAACTGGGGCGATCCGTTCCCGGTGCTGGTCGTGAAGCTGAATGGCCCGATCCTCCAGCAGGTTTCTGCGGCTTAATAGGGGGACATAGAAAATGGCTATTTTGACTCGCGCCCAATTCGCGAAGCAGCTTGTCCCCGGCCTCAACGCTATCTTCGGCACTGCTTACAAGAGCATTGACAACGAGCATACGCCTCTCTTCGATGTGGAGAAGTCGGATCGCTCGTTCGAAGAAGAAGTGCTGATGACGGGCTTTGGTACGGCCCCGGTCAAGTCGGAAGGCGATCAGGTGTTCTTCGACACCGCGTCGGAAGCCTGGACCAGCCGCTACACCCACGAGACCGTTGCGATGGCGTTCGCAATCACCGAGGAAGCTATCGAGGACAACCTCTATGGCACCACGGGTAAGATGAAGGCGAACGCGATGGGCCGTGCGATGGCGAACGCCAAGCAGGTCAAGGCGGCTAACGTCTACAACAACGGCTTCTCCTCTAGCTCGCTGTACGCGGGTGGTGACGGCAAGCCGCTGTTTGCGACGGACCACCCGACCCTCGCGGCGGGCAACCAGTCCAACCGGGTCAGCACCGACCTGTCGGAAACGGCCCTTGAAGCGGCGCTGATTAACATCTCGCTGACCAAGGACGACCGTGGCCTGCTGATCGGCGCTCGCGCCGTGAGCCTGCACATTCCTCCGCAGCTTCAGTTCGTTGCTCACCGCATCCTGTTCTCGGACCTCCGCGTCGGGACGGCTGACAACGACACGAACGCTATGAAGGACATGGGCCTGTTCTCGAAGGGCTACACCGTCAACCACCGGTTCACGGACCCGAACGCTTGGTTCATTCGGACGGACGTTCCGAACGGCACCAAGATGTTCGTCCGCGCGCCGCTGGCTACGAAGGACGATGTGGACTTCCTGACCGGCAACATGCGCTACAAGGCCCGCGAGCGTTATAGCTTCGGCTGGTCCGACTGGCGTCAGTGGTTCGGTTCGTCTGGTTCCACCTAACGGATTGGGGGCGAAAGCCCCCTTTCCTCCATTCCAAAGGAGAATCAGATGACTAGCTTTAGCTTCCCACTCAACGTCCGCAACCATGAGCCACCGGGTCCCGAGCCCGTCAACCTTGTGGAAGCGCGCGTTCCGGGCCGTTACTCGGTTGTGGTGAACACGGCGAAGACTGGCACGGCGGCTGCCGCCACCACCATCCCGCTGTTCGTTGCTCCCGCCGGTTCCACTTTCTACGAGTGTGTTCTCGACATTACGACGCCCTTCAACAACGATACGACGAATATCCGCGTGGGTATTCCGACCTCGACGGGCATCCTGTACGCTGCGACCACTGCTAACACTGCCGGTCGCCGCGCTTACGCTGGTACGGGCGCCCAGGTTTCTGCCAATGCCATTGCGCTGACGGCGGATACCACGGTGCAGGCTATCGTGTCCATCGACACTTCGGCGGTTACGGCTGGTTCCGTCATCGTCCATGTCGTGATTGGCTAACAAGGTACGGCAGGGTCTGCTTCGGCGGGTCCTGCCTTCCTTGCTATAGGAGCCCCAGATGCCCGCCATCAAGTCTATTCGTCTCGTCACGTTCCAAGTCTCCTCTTCGGCGACGACGACGAGCCCCGCTATCGACCTTGACTACCGTTTCGACGGCACGCCGACCCGTACCTTCTTCGTCCAGAAGAGTGCCGCCGCTGGCCCGTCCGTCTTCCTCGAAGCCGCGCCTTTCGCGACCGGCCCGTGGATCGCCTTCGCTGAAGTGACCGCCGCCGTGACCCAGGCTGTCGTGCCCTTCGAACTCGACGTTCCGTTTGTCCGCACCTCCTACGCCGGGGGCGGCCCGCTCGTCACCATCTACGGGGTCGTGTAACGGAGAGTAACGCCCGTGGCAACCAGCGGCATATCCAACTTCGACCCTACGTTCGATGATCTTTTGCAGGATGCTGCCGCGATGGTTGGGGGCGGTCCCGTCCTCGCTGACGAACTTATCAGCGCGAGGCGCGGCCTCGACTACCTGCTGACGGACCTCCAGAACAAGAACGTCCTCCTGCACAAGATCGAAACCACGGCAGTCCCCGTCTCCGTTTCCGTCTCCTCTCTGACGTTCGATCAGACCATCTCCGACGTTCTTGTCGCCAGCATCCGCACCTCCAGCACTGACATCATTATCGAGCGGGATGGCTTCGAGCGTTGGGCAGAAATTCCTACCAAGTCCCAGTCAGGCCGCCCGACCCGCTACTGGTGGGATCGCCGCCGCGACTCCAACGTGATGAACTTCTGGCCGGTCCCCGACCAGACTTACACCGTTGTCCTCACCATCCAGAAGAACGCCGAAAACACACTGCGCGCCTTCGACAACGTGGATGTCCCACGCCGCTTCATGCCCGCCCTCGTCTATGGCCTCGCCTACTGGATCGGCATGCGCCGTGGCAACCGCGTGGACACCAACCGCCTCACTCTGCTGCGCGCCGAATACGAACGGGCCGTCAAGGACGCCATGCGCGAAGACCGCGAACGGGGCAAGGTCCTCATTAGGATTGGCCGCTAATGCCATATACCTACACGACCCTCACCAATGACATCATTGCCAACATGGAGGAGGACTCCGAGGAGTTCGTCTCCGCGCTGCCCTCCATCATCGAGCGCGCCCAGTCCCACTTGCAACGGCGCCTCGACCCTGTCAACATCATCACCTTCACAGAGGTCTCGGTCAGCGCATCCACCCGGACCCTGACCCTGCCCGACAACCTGCTTGTCCTCAAGTCCATTCAAGTGTGCGCGACGGGCGGCTGGAACAACCTCCTCGAACAGAACAACGAATACCTCACGGCCTACTGGCCCGACTACACCTCTTGTGCGCCCACCAAATACTATGCGCCCAAGGACAACGCCACCATCTTCTTGGCGCCGACGCCTCACTCCAACACCACGGCCCTCATCGAGTACATTCCGCGCGTCACTGCCCTGAGTTCCGCGCACCCCACCAACTATTTCGCGACCTATACGGACACGGCCTTCTTCGCCGCCGCCATGCTGTACTCGAATGCTTGGACCAAGAACGCGGGCGCCGTCACCGTCTGGAAGACCATCCTCGACGAAGAACTGGCAGTCCTCAACAACGAGTCCAACCGGGCGCGCCGCTCCGACACCGTCAACCGTTATAACGGCTCTCCTGAGAATACCATCGCGGGGACGCCGTAATGTCCGTCCTCGACATGTGGTCGGTCTGCGACCGCTGTGGTTTCGACTACAAGCGCCGCGATCTCCGCAAGGAAACTACCAACTTCGTCGTCTGCTACTCCTGCTACGACGGCTTATACGACAAGAAGAGCCATCCCCAAAACAAGTCGGCCAAGCCCCGCCGCGAACTCAAGCAAGTTCCTGACGCGCGGCCCGACCAGACCAACTATGGTTCCTAGTCATGGCGCTCAATGTTTGGTCCCTCTGCGATAGGTGCGGCCAGAAGTATTACCGCCGCCAGCTACGCAAGGAATCCACTAACCTCGTTGTCTGCTCTGCCTGCTACGATGGGGCCTACGACCTCAAGAAGCATCCGCAGAACAGGCCGCCCCGCCCCCGCTACGAGTCTCGCAAGGTCCCCGACGGGCGCGCCCTGCAAAACCTCGACAACTATCTCGCGCTCGAAAACAACGAGTACCTGCTTACCGAAGACGGCTCGAACATCCTGGTTACTTCCGTAATCTGGAATCCCTCAATGAGCAGTCCAGCTTAGGACCCCTCACATGGATATCAAGCTTCTCTTCGATTTCGTCTCGACCTTCCTGTGGCCGCTCTTGCTGGCTTACGGTGCCTATCTGCAACGGGAGCTTTCCGTCGTGCATAAAAAAGCCGAACACCTGCAAGAGCTTCACCACAATCACGTTGCCCAAGTCAACAAGGACTTCGCCACGCGAGAGGTTGTCTCCGACCTTGAAAATAAGCTGACAACTGTGTTAAATAGAATCGACGACAAAGTAACACGAATCCTTGAGGAGCGCAAGTAATGCCCTCGACTTATGATCCCCTCCTTCGGCTAGAACTCCAAGCGACCGGCGAAAACGCCACCACTTGGGGCATCAAGACGAACAACAACCTCGACCTGATCGCGGCTGCGGTCGCAGGTTCGGCTGTTGTCAGCGTCTCGTCTGGCGACACTACCCTTACCACATCGAACGCGGCGGCCGACCAAGCCCGCTGTGCCATCCTAATCCTTGAGGGCACACTGACCGGTCACGTCAACGTAATTGTGCCAGCTTCACCCAAGAATTATGTTACCCTGCGTAATACTAGCGGCGCCTTCAACATTACCGTCAAGAACACTGGCACGGGTGCCGCCCTTTCGTCTTCCGGCCCTGACCTTGTTGTCTGCACTTCCGCCACCTGCGTCAATTTGGTGGGTGCCCTTGCTTCGTCAGTCTCAGCCCTACAGGTCCAAGTCAATCAGGTATCGGCTGCCGTTTCGACCATCAACGCGGCATCGATCCGGGTCCTTGAGTAATTAGATGTCGGTCACTTTTCAGGACCAAGAACTCAGGGAACTTGCCTTTCAGGTCGGAGTCGTCAAAGAGAGGACTCAGCTTGATGCGAGCGGCTTTTGGACTGAGGCCGACAAAATCCGCTTCCGCTTCGGACGCCCCGAACTCATGGGCGGTTGGCAGCGTGTCATCGACCCTTCCCAAGATAGCAAAATCTTCGGCGTGCCGCGCTACCTAACTTCGGTTCGTAGTCGGGGAGGCCAGCCTGCCGCCGTCATCGCTACTAATGTGGGCCTATTCTCCAGCGAACTTTCTACCTTCTATAACATCACGCCCATCACCTCCACCCTCGCCTCCAGCAATCTGCTGTCCACTGAAGCGGGCTCGACGAAGATCGTCGTTTCCGTCTCCAACCACGGCCTCACGACGGGCAGCCTCGTCGAGATCGTATCCGCTGCCGCTACCATCGGCGGCAACATCGTCATCAACGCGATCTCTTCGACGACGGCCACCTTCCCGGTCAGCGTCATTACCTCCAATGCCTTCGCATTCAATGTCAGTCTGACTGCCGTGGCCACATCTGTAGCTACGGGCGGTGCCATCACCATCGGCTTCTCCTATCCAGCCGGTAACATCTCCACCGAATTTGTTTCGGGCTGGGGCATCGGCGTTTGGAGCGGCAACTTTGGCTGGGGCGCGCCCGCTTCGCCAGTGCCTTTTCCCCTTCGCCAATGGTCGCTCGATCTGTGGGGCACCGATATCATGGCCGTTCCTTCTGGCGGCCCGCTCATGTACTGGGATACCAGCGCCGGAATTGTCAGTCGCGCCACTATCGTCACGGCAGCCCCTTCCGTCAACCAGATTGTGCGCGTCGCCTCGGAAGCTAGGCATGTCCTCCTCTACGGCACCCACGACATTTCCGGCGTTTACAGTCCGCTCCTAGTCCGTTGGTGTTCCCAAGAAGACTTCACCGACTGGACGCCTTCCAACATCAACACCGCAGGTGACTACCCGCTGCCGAGCCGTGGCTCCGAGATTAGGGCCGTCAACCGCATTGGCGACAAGACTGCCATCCTGACCGACAACGACCTGTTCATCCAGTCCTACATCGGCGGCAACGACGTCTT